TGTTGTTAATTAATATTTATTGTTATTTAATACTTGTTGTTAATTAATATTTATTAGTGCCTTATTTTACTTATTTGTAAAATACAGATTTGTAAAATACAGATTTGTAAAAGTCGGAAATGTAAATATCAAACTGTGGATAACTTTTGTAAAGCATCCTCCAATCTCTGCAACATAATCTTAAATTGAAAATCGGTAATTTTGATATCTGAGAAAAATCTGAAAGTCTGAACTCCTCGACCTCTACCGAGGCTTTTTTTGACAACTCGCATATAACCAGCATCCTCTAGTTTTTTTAGATGACGGTCTATCATGTCACGACTAACATTCAACCGTCTAGCTATTTCCTCTGGATAGACAAGCCAGTTTTCTTTATTGCTGAGAATAACCATCAATATCCCAATCGTGGCAGGTTCAAGTTCTGGATCTCTCAGAAAATCGTTTTTTACTGCTGTATAATCATCAGTTGCATTTCTGAAAGATTAGTTGAACATTCAAGTTTTTAAAATCTGTCATGATTTCTCCTTCCTTTGTTAATATCGAATCTTTTAGTTACCGTTTTGGTGACTTTCTTGGTAAAAAAATATCTTGCAAAGGTTTATCAAAAAAGCTACGTAAGAAAAACATTTCATCCTGAGTAAAAGCGCTCTGCCCCTTCTCTTTCTGACGGTATGCTGTTTCAGAAATCCCAAGTTTCTGTGCTAATTCTTTCTGTGTAATGCCTTTTTCTTTTCGTAATTGATAAAGATAAATTTGCACGTTCCTACCTCCTTATCTTTCTAAAAATAAATCAATCCATCAGGTTTTTAATAAAGCAAATTAGATTTATTAAAGCGCAAGTTACGTTTACGATTGCTATTGCAATCAGTCCTATTTCGTTCATCAGATTTACCTCCTTATTTTTCTATTTGATTTCTACAATAACTACTATTGAGTTACTTGAGAAGTATCATGAATGGCTTCATAGCTAAGATGCTTGAATTTTTCTGAGTCTATCTGAAAATTGATAGGCTCTTTTTGTAAACTCTCAAGATGACTAGTGTTTCTTAAAATTTTTTCAACTAATTCAGAGTCTGCCTTTATTAAGGCATGGCCTTTTTTTCCGCTATACGGATACCGTTTTGGTTTCATGTTTTCACCTCCTTTTTATTTAATTTCCTATCGTTATTTGGTATAATAAAATAAAAACGATTGGGGTTAGTATTCATGTCTGATAAAACTTGTTTTGTTGTTACTGCTATCGGTTCACCAGGGGATGCCACCAATAAACACGCAAACAAAGTATTGAGAAATCTAATTCAACCTGTCTGTGAAGAACTAGGTTACAATGTAGTTCGAGTCGATCAAGAAAGTTCATCTGGAAATATCAACGACAGTATTATTAATCACCTTAAACACGATCACCTTGTAATCGCAGATATGACCGGCCACAATCCAAATGCTTTTTATGAGCTCGGATTTAGAGAGGCTCTTAATCTACCTATGATCCCTATTATTCATCACGGAGAAAGTTTGCCTTTTGATGTTTCTAGCAATAGAACCATCATGTATTCCCTAGAGGTAGAGGACATTGACGTAGCCAAAAATAAACTTCATGAGATGATTGAAAGTTTTGATGACTTTATCATGCCTGAACTTAAAGTTCAAAAACACACAACATTAAACGATTTAGATAATAAGCTTGATAATATTCTTGAAAATTCATCAAACCAAACGATTAACAATAAATTAGATAAAATACTAGAATTGCTGGAGAGAAATACTAATAAAAATTTTCAAATCTCATCAGGCATTGATGGAATTGTAGATAGAAAAAGTATCCAAGCGATGCTGGAACGTTCTCGAGAATTAACTCCTATTATTGGTTCTGATCTGAAGCATCCATTACTCCCTGAAGATAGGAAATAAGTGTCCTTTGTACGTACTGCAATTGAATCAATTCTTCTGTTTTGCCACGTACAATGTTGACACTATCTAGCAGTTCACGAACTGCTTTTTTTTCGTGTTCATTCATCTTTCTTCTCCTTTCTCTTTTTTTCGCTCTATGAGCAATAACTAGGAGGGGAGTTGCGCCCCTCTACGCTACCCTAGCTTGTTTAGACTCTTCAACCTTTTCAAGAACTAAGATTGTAAGAGCCATTTCTTGAAAATCTTTATCATCAAATCCGATGACGTCTCCGTACACTCTGATGGCTGTCAATAGTGTGTTATACAATTCGTACATATCATCTGACGATAGTTTTTCACGATCTAGGATTTCTCCTAATTTAAGTGAGCGTTCTCTGCGATTCTTAACTTGTAAGATTTCTTTCGCTAGTGCAATTTGTTCTTGTGTTGTAAGTCCTTTAGTCATTGTTTTTCTCCTGCTTGTTTTTGTTATTTCCTTAAGCTTGATTTAATTATATCACCATTTTGGTGACTTGTCAACAGTATTTTAATTAAAAAGCAAAAAAAGTTGCGTTTTCGGTGACTTTTTTATATAATCTACTTATAGAATTACTAAAATTGAGGTACGGAATATGGATTTGAAAAAATATATTGGAAATCAAATTAAAACTTTTCGAAAATCAGCCGGTTTTACTCAAGATGAACTTGCTAAAAGATTGAATACTACTAAACAAACTATTAGTAGATATGAAAAAGGAGATAGGAAAGCCAATCAAGACATGCTCTTTGAGCTTTGCGATATTTTCAGTGTCTCAATAGATGATTTTTTCCCTTCTCAAAACGATGCTCTTCAATCCCCTCCCGCTTCCACCATCCAAACCGTCTACGACCAACTAAAGCCTCCAAGACAAGCTAAAGTCTTGACCTATGCAGAGAGGCAACTGAAAGAGCAGAGAAAAGAAGAAGAGACGAAGAAAAACGAAGTATCGGAAAACCTCATCAGCTTGTATCAAGTCGAGATAGTATCTGAGACGGCTGCAGCTTGTGGTGTTAACTATGGATTCGGTTACGACGATACAGACAGAGAGACTATAGAGGTTGACGAGCAACCGCCACTTCATGACATTGCTACCAAGGTCAGCGGAGACTCCATGCAACCTGACTACCAAGACGGAGATATTCTCTATTTAGTAGACAAAGGACTAACTACCTATAACGGAGATTTAGCAGTTATCGCATACGGAGACCGTTCTTACTTCAAGAAGATATATACCGAAAACGGACGCTTACGCCTTGTGTCGCTCAATGACAAGTATGAAGACATTATCCTAGACTTCCCACCAGCCGAAGACACACATATTAAGATTTTTGCTGTAGTTGGGGTGTATAGAGGAGGTGTTACCTATTGAGTCGTCAACCAAAATGGGATAATAGAAAACTCGTCAATCATCTAGATTCTAAAGATGTTACCTTCAACAATATTTCTATAGGTCAAGCAATCACTTTCTTGGATAAGAATAACTACTACTACAAACTAGCTGCCTTTAGGAAAAACTTTAAAAAGAAAGACGGTAAATATGTGGATTTAGATTTCTCGTATTTACAGGATCTTGCATCTCTTGATATGAAAATCAGAGGCATACTTTTAAATATAGCAATCGATGTAGAACATTTTATTAAGGTTGAGCTTTCTCGCCAAATAAATAATAATCCCCAAGAAGATGGATATAGCATTCTGACTGAGTTTAAAAACTCGCAATACAATAAATATTACGAGTTTACAAAGAAGAAATTCAGAGAGTCACGTTATCAAAACGCTATGTTTAATAAAAGAAAACATGATTATCCATATTGGGCATTGCTAGAACATATGGATTATGGGTGCCTCATTAAATTCGTAACTTTCTACTACCAAAAACATGGATGCAAATCATTGAAAAAAGCTTCAGAATTAGGCGATGGAGCTAGACATATAAGAAATGCCTGTGCCCATAATAGCGTTTTACTACTCAATGTGTTTGAAAAGAACGATAAACTATCAAACGTTAACGCTGTTATTACTACTTTTGCAAAACAAGTCGATGTAATCAAATATAAAAACTATAAGAAAGTAAACGATTTGATTTCACTTTTAGTATTAGCTAAGACTTATTGCTCTCCTGCGGTACTACAGTACCAAAAACAAGCTATAAACAATTTTATAGCACGCTGCCAGAGGAATCAATCAGCTTATGCTAGAAATGTAGAATTAACAAAAATGATGGTTGTATTCAAAAAAATCGTTGACATCTTATAAAGAATTTGATACTATGGATATAGTGTAAGACTGATTTAGTTCAGCGCCCTATAAAAAATGCGTGCATTTACAAGGGAGTCCATACCATAGAAAAGTCGGCTAGAGTCTAGTCGGCTTTTACTGTTTTTAGGAAATATATTATATAAAGGCAGTAACTGTTTCCAAAATGGAAATAGTTCAAACAAAAAAGCCCCACGCTCTGAAAGTTTGGCGACTGTGAGCGTAGGGTGTACTGTATAGAAAGAATGGCATTAAAAAGCCCTCTTTACTATACCCATTTTATCAAGAAATGAGGGAAAAATCAATGTGGATTGAAAAACTTCCGAATGGAAAGTATAAATTTTTTGAGCGATATAAAGATCCATACACTGAAAAATTGAAGAGGGTATCTGTAACACTTGACTCAGGATCATCCAGAGCGAAAAAGGAAGCTCAAAAACTATTGGATGAACGTATAGAAGAAACTTTACAGAATATACAATCAACAGATGCGATTTATCAACACGTCTTAGATGAATGGTGGACATTTTACCAGAAAGAAATCAAAGGTAGTTCTATCAGTTCCCTCACTAGTAGCGTGAACGATTTTAAGGAAGCGTTCGATACAGAAATCAAAGTTAAGAATATAGATACTAAATACATCCAGCGTTTCTTAAACGATCTAGATATTTCTCGTTCAAAATTAGAGCGCTATAAAATGATTTTAAACCTATCGCTTGATTATGCAGTTAATCTCGAATACATTAAAGATAACCCTGCAAGACGAGCAAAACTTCCAAAACAAATAAAAACAATCGAAGAATTAGAAAAAACAGAAAAGAAATTTTTGGAAGAGGATGAACTAAAAAGATTATTAGAAGAATTATACAGGACAAATAATACATATAGACTAGGTTTGCTTGCAGAATTCATGTCATACAATGGCTGTCGAATCGGTGAAGCTATTGCTATTAAACAAGAAAACATTGATTTTGATAACAAGACAGTAAAAATTCACGGCACTTTGGATAAGACAGTAGGTTATTCAAAAGGTCATAAAACAACTACTAAAACCGTTGCAAGTTTTAGAACTGTCTCCTTATCAAAGAGAGAAATTGAAATTTTAAAAGAGTTTATCTCAATAAATGAACTTTCTAAAAATACTCGAAAAACATTCAATGATCTCGGATTCATCTTTGTTACTAAAAACGGTATACCAATCCAAAATAATTCTTTCAACTTAGCAATCCAGAAAGCAAATAAACGTTTAAAAAAACCAATCGACAAACATTTGACTTCGCATATCTTCAGGCATACTCTTGTTAGTAGACTAGCAGAAAATAATGTACCTCTAAAAGCAATTATGGCAAGAGTTGGTCATTCTGACTCTCGAACGACTAATAAAATTTATACACACGTTACCAAGAAGATGGATGATAATATCCTAGACTTGCTCAATTCTTTATGATTTTGCCCCTTATTTGCCCCCTA